ATAACATCCATTAAGCTATCGTGTGTTAGATTATTTGAAAAATGTAAATCTAATTTGTAACTACTATAGTTTTTGGTTTTTTGTGTATATGCTTTACCTAAATCATTCATAAATATTAAATTAGTTAAATTGCCACAAGAGTAAAACATACTTGACACAGTTGTTAACGCATTACAATATATCCAACTCAAATCAATATCAGTCAGACCACAACCACTAAACATACTTGATGTTGACTTAACAACTTGATTAGATAAACCAGCAACATTTAAATTTTTTAATCTCGAACATCCTTGAAGCATACCACCCATATCCGTTACATTAGATAAACCACACCCTCCTAAATCTAAATCAGTTACGTAAGAAGCCCAATAAAACGCATTAGCCATAACTGTTACATTATTCAAATCACATCCATTTAAATTTATCCTCGTTAGTCTTGAACAATTTCTTAGGAAAGAGTGCATATTTGTAATTTTAGACATATCACAATGTCTTAAATCTAGTTCCCCTTTAATACTGGTTTCTTGGAACATAGCGTTTAAAGTTGTCGCACTTGAAGTATCTAAATTAGAAACGTCAACATCCGTTAAATTTGTCGCGCCTTTAAAACAAGTGGCAAAGCTTTCTACTTTTGAAGTATCAATATTTGAAAAATCAAAAGAAGTAAATTCAGCGTCTTTACAACCATTAAACGCATTGTACATTGATGTTGGGCTTTTAACCAATTTAAGTAATTCGTCTTTGACATTAAATCTAGCACCGTTATAAAATAAATAGCTCATATCATTGATTTCAGCATCCAATATTTCACCAGTTCCGCTTACACCAAAAATATCAACACCACTTTTTATATTTTCAGCTACCAGCCCCTCATCTTTTTCTATTGTGACTTTTTTTAAATAGCTATTTTCACTCGGCGATATTTCTATAACATCACTTTGAGAAAAGTCTAATTTTTCACTTTTTTCTTCTGTATTTATTTTGTCAACACTGACATTTCCATACAATCCGGTATAATTTTGTATTTCATCTGTAGGTTTTATATTTAATGTTTCGGTTTCAACAGCCTCAACTGTTACAATGTCATAACCATAACTATCAGGATGATTAAAAATTTGTTTTTCAGTCATTGGCGTCACGGTTAAATCTTCTAACTTTGGAAATTCTCTTATAACGTCCAATTCAACGCTTCCTAACTCAACTTCATCTTCTACAATAATATTTCCTATATTAATTTCCATTTGGATCACCTGTATGCGTTGTACATTCTTCTGTTAATTTAAAAGCGTGCAAATTAGTTTTTCTATATCCGGATTTCATTGTCACTTCTATATCAAAATAATAAGTTTTATAAGATAAGTTTTCTGTGTCTTTAGGTTTAAAAATTACATGGCAGTATCCATCAGAATCAACTTGTACATCTTCCAACTTTTTTTGAAAAATGATTGGAAAATGTTTTTCTGGTTTCTCTCTGCATGTTACAAACAATGTATCTATATCTTTCTTTGACACAGGAGTTTTACCATCTTTAAAAGTTATTTGAGTTTTAAAAGCAAACGTATCTCCTCGTTTAAATTCATTCATAAATTCACCTCTTTCATAAAAAAAGAGAGTGCATTTCTGCTAACTCTCCCTTCTATTTAATTATTAATGCCATTATAGCCCCTATCAAAGCTCCCACAACTCCTACCAAAATTGCATTTTTTATATTAAATAATAATTTATTTGGTTCTTTATGGTGATACTCTTCTATATTTGATTTAATTTCAGTAATATCGGTTTTCATGTGCTTCATTTCAGTTACCATAATTTCAACATTGGTTGCTAGTTTGTGAAATGCTTCTGTTATTTTTTGCAATTCATCTATTCTTTTATGCGCTGATTTAACACTTGCAATAACTTCTCCCAAATCTTTTTCTATATCCATTATTTTTCTTTCCATATTATTCACCGCTAATTCATTTAAATTTAATCCTTTTTGGTGTATTTAATCGCTACTCTAAAAGTCCAATTAGCTGACCAATCGCTATCTGGAACTATGCTCAACTTATTTTTTGTTATTATTGCTGCTTCAAAAAAATTGCCTGGGCGTCCATTAAGAGGTCGCGTATTATAAGTTTCGGTCATTAGTTCATTACTCAAATGGCTATTAGATAAATCTATCCACGCTCGTTCAATTTCGTCCGCAAATGGTAAATCAAATGTTACTTGTGTGTTTGCAATAAAGTCAACATTAAATTTCATTATATAACCATAAATACGTTTCCCGTCTAAATATTCATTAGTTGGAAACGATTGATTAGTTAGCATATTGACTTTTTGTGATTCTTCAATATTATCTTGCAATTTATTTAGATTATAAGCATCAACAGGTGTGTTAGTTCTTGGTAAATCTTCAAATATTATTTTTTCCATATATACCTCACTATTTCCATTTTCCTTTTGCTATGTAAGTCACATAACCACCGTTGTTTTCTGTAGAAGCATAACTCACTAATTTGATTTGCCCAACGTTTGTTGTGGTCGTATAACCATAGCTAAGCAAACCAATTATACAAGTAGATGACCAATCTGCGTTTTCATATTTTAATGCAACTATAGGCGGTTTTACAAATTCTACAGGGAAATCAGGTAATGTTATTAATTCGCTTAAATATATTGCTCCTTTTTGAACTGTTGTGTTTTGACTACTATATACTCTATGTTCGCATATCATAGTTCCGTCTGCCCACTTAGTCCAACTACCATTTTCATTACTTCCGCTTTCTACCACACCATCAATTGTCTTTTCTATATTGTCTTGCATATCATTAAACGTTTTAGCATTTAAATCTGTTCCACCTACATATTGAGCTTCTGTTATTGGATAATCTTTTCCATCTATTGTTACTTTTCCTGCAACTTCTAATGTTGCATCTTCAAAGATTATTTTTTCCATTAATTATCACTCTCCTTTAATAAATTCACTTCTTCTTTTAAATCATTAATTTCTTTTTTTAATTCTTGACAATACTTAATCAAAGCATTCGTGATATTCCCATAGGTAATCCCATAATATTGTTCATTATTTTTATCTGGATTTTTAAACGTATCTAGAAAATATTGAGAATAATCTTTATCTATATAATCTTGTGCAATTAAACCTATTTGTTTTTTCCCAAGTGAATTTGTATATTCAAATTCTTTAACCTGTAATTCATCAATAAAAGACACATCGGCATCTTTTATATTTTCTTTGAGCCTTTTATCTGATGATATAGTAGGTTGCTCAGAGTAAAAAATCCCATCTTCACTCATATATATTCTATGACTTTGATAATACATTCCTATACTATCAGGATTAGCTCCAAACCCTACCTCATAATTATTTGGATTTCTAACTGATAAACCTGCACTCCCACCATAACCATCAACACTTGCATATACACGTGATTGAAAATCTTCTGAAAAAAGTCTAACCCCTCCGTCAGCTTTAATATCTACATGGCTCTTATCCATTACATTATTGTAAGTTCTCTGAATATATGCATCATCACTCAATGTTATCGTTTTTATATCAAAGGTACTTCCTGACTGATTTTCTCCAATATATAAATTGTTACCTATATGTGCATCTTCAGTAGTGTTTAAATTTCCAGCAAACGTTCCACTAAAACAATTCATATTTCCTTCTGTATCTACCTGAAAATTTTTGCTAGTAATTGTCATCTGATTTGCTGTTAAATTAATATCTGTTCCAGTTAAATCAATTGTTTTACTTGCTTGTATTTTTACTTTACCTGTGCTATCCAAATTTATCTTAGATATCAAGGTATCTCCATCAGTAGCAGAGTCAGTATAAGACTTACTTTCTAACAAAATATTATCCGTTCCTACTTTAATTTGACTTGACACTTCTACTTTAGTAGCAAATACATTAGTGTAATCATTTTTAGTTAAATAAGTAGCACTGAGTTTAGCAGATGGAAAACTTGGTAAACTTATTATGTTTTCACCCTCTTGCAAAGCTAAGTCTATTGTTCCCAATTTTTCTATAACAGGGTTATTCAATACACTTGTTGTTCCATCGTAATTTAGTTTTATTCTTCTAATTACAGTTGCTACATTAGTATTAATTTGAAACTCATCAAACACATTTCCTTTTTGTCTTAAAATAAAATTTGGCAACTTGATATAAGTTATATTTTCACCATTTTGTATTTTTAGTTTTAAATTTTTTGTATATAAATTAGGAGAAGGATATAGAGCATCATAATGTTGTATAAAGCTACTTGCTTTTTTTATCCCACTTTTATATGAACCACTCTTCATTCCAACTTGTCCTATTTTTTGTCTGCTAGGATATAATAAACTTACATTGCCTTTAATTGTTAAATTATATAAATCAGCTGTCGCACTATTTTCTAATTTTATTGACCCAATATTTTCAACAGTAGCAGATACATCTACAACTTTGCTAGCTATTGCTTGTATTTCTTGGTTTTGTTTATCTACTTTTAACTCTGTTCGCTTTTGTTGATTTGAAATTGAATTAGAATTATCAACATATTCAACAACACTATCAATAATAGACGGCGCCGATAAAGTTGACTCTAATCCATTAGGGCTTTTTATGTTATATCTTAAAATAATACTTTCTTTACCGTCTATACTGATTAAATCACCTAATTCAATATACGGCAATCCTTCCCATTCAGTTTCAAAAGCAATATACCCAAACCCTTTTACTTGATTAAAAAGATTATCAATATATCTTTCTCTCAGTTCTTGAGTATATACAAACGGATTATCATTAATTACCAATTTATGAATTCCGTTTTGAACTATATCTTCATCATCTTGTTTTAGCACATATTCGCCATCAACATCCGTCATTCCTAAAACAACTTGATTTATATTCCAAGTGGTTCTTTTATATTCAGGATTGCTTATTTGAAATTTACTTAAAACAATTGAATCTGAACCTTTTAACAAAAGTTTTAATTTATCTTGACTAATAATTCCAAAACAACCATTAATTTGACAAATAGCATTTAATATAGTCTTTAATGTCTCATTTTCTACGAACAAATTACTATCAATTAACTGTTCACCATTGGGAATGAAAATATTTTCTAATTCTACATTTGCTTGCAAACATATATTTTTTAAAAAACCATATAAAGTCGTTGGAAAATTTGTTTGTTTAGGATCATATGTTTTGTTAAATAAAATTAATTTGTCGTATGCAGTTATCGAACTAAAAAAATCATCTACTCCTTCTTCATCAAATAATTTAAATGTACCCAAAGAAATATACTCATATTGATTTCCGGTCCATATACCATCAAATAATTCAAATTCATCTAAATCTTTTACATAAACAGTTTCAATATCAAATTTTATTATTTTAGCTATAGCGTTGCCAATTATATTTCCTTCATTGTAACAATCGGCAGAAATATCCAAATTTTGTATAAAAAAAGAGTTATTTCCTGCCTTTATATAACTCTTTCTTTGGGTTGTATAATTGTTATATGCTTTTTTTACAGAATCACTTATGGATAGCATTTTATACACTCTCCAATTCTATATCAAATTCTTCATATAAATCTAAATAGGTTCCTATCATTTCTATGTCAGGCTTCTCAACTAATCTAAAAACAGATATTTTTGTAGTTTTATATTTTGGTGAATAATAAGTAGCCTCAAAATCGTTTTCCATCCAGGTTAAATAATTTGATAAGGTACCGCCGTCTATTTTTGTGAATTTTATTTTAATTGTCGTTTTTTTCTTTTCGGCTATATTTCTTCTGATTGTCCCATCTGCCATCGTTAATTCAGCTAAGACAATATCTTCATCTTCCTTTATAATATAACCGTTTTTCAATATAAATTTAATCGGATTTGTTCCAATTTGAAAAACAGAATTCTTTAAACAGCCACCTCTCTTTCAGTATTATAGTTATTAACTATTTCAGCTAATACTCGCTTATCAACTTGCAATGTTATAACATTTGAATTTTCAACTTTCAATAGTCCATTTCCATAACCACCAATTGCTGGATTGTATTTTTTAGGCACAACTGCTTCACCTTCATGCAAATATGCCAATCCTTCCTGAGCAACGTAATTGGTACCAACTTCTAATTTTGGAATTTGTGGAACAGGTAATGGATTTTGTTTCCATAATCCCTTAAATGGAGCTACTCCCAAAATACTTATATTTCTTATTTTATTCAATAAACCATTTATTACATCAAATGGTACTGCTATTACTTTGTTTATCCCACTTATAATAGCATTTACTATAGTTTTAAATACATTAGCCACTCCATCTACAACCCCTGAAAAGATTTTTCCACCTTTTGAAAATAAGGCTAATATTGAATTCCAAATATTTGAAATAGTATTTTTGATTGTTTCAAAAGCTTTACTAAATGCGTTTTTTATTGTTTCTAAAATATTATTCACTATATTTCTGAATCCCTCGCAATTATCATATATTAATTTAAATGCTCCTGCAAAAGGATTAACTAAAAACAACAATAAACTTTGCCAATTATTTTTTACAAAATCAATTATGCTATTAAACAGACCTACCACAAAGTCTATTGCGCCTTGAAAGAATCCTACTATTGCATTTATTACAACCATAACCCCATCTCTAAACCATTCACAATTATTCCATAACAAAACAATTGCTGATATTAAAGCAGTTATACCTGAAATCACTAAAGCTATTTTGTTCGTCTCCATTACTAAATTCAAAGCTTTTTGTGCTACTGTCATTGCTTTTGTAACTAGATTCCAAGATTTTATTAAAGTTACTATGGTTTTAATTTTGCTCCCTACTGATATCAGCTTGCCGATTATTGTTACAACTGGTCCAATAGCAGCCAAAATTAACCCCATTTTAACAACAAAATCTTTTTGTTGGGGGCTTAAATTGCTAAACCACCTTGCCATTTCTGTTAATTTATCTATTAATTTTGTAAATACCGGCAACAATCCTGTTGTCAATTCTCCTACGGCAGAATTAAATTCATCCTTCAAGGTGCTAAGTTTCCCTTGTGTAGTTTGACTTGCTTTATCCATAGCGCCGTAAAATAAACCACCTTCTTCAGTCGCCCATTCTAATGCTTGAGCTACTTCTTCCGCCGATAAAGCTCCCTCACCCATTCTTTCTTTAAGACTAGCCATACTTTCACCAGTCTTTTGAGAAATTATATTTAACGGATTGAAACCGGAATTTATCATTTGAAGTAAGTCTTGCCCTGATAATTTTCCAGCACTAGAAACTTGAGAAAAAGCTAATGTTAAACTTTCTAATTTTTGAGCATCTCCCATCGAAATGTCACCTAGTTGTTTTAAATATTTTTGACTTTTGTCAACTTCTATTCCAAATCCCAACATTGTTTGAGTCGCTTTTACTAAAGCCGTAGTCTCAAAAGGTGTTGTATTTGCCATCTCTTTTAAACTATTTAATAACTTATCAGCTTCTTGTTGATTACCATTTAACAAAGTAGTTAAATTTGCGCTAAACGTCTCCATTGTTGCATTATAATTAATACCTGCGGTAATCAAACCAGTTATAGGCACCGTCAACCCTAATGTTAATTTTTTTCCTGCGTTTGTAAATTTTTTTGATAATTCATCTGTTTTTTTTGATAAATTACTTATACTTTTTTCGGCTTCATTTTCATCTAAGACAACTTTAAATTTTACCTCTGCATCATACTTTGTTTTCACCTGCCTTTTTTTCTACATAATTCCACATTTTTTCTAAATTATTTTCATTATTTTGTGGATTAGGTAAAGCATATTTTCTTTTCATTTGCATCCTAAATTTATGTTCTTTTTCTTCTTGTGTTTTTGAATTTTTTGAAGGTTTTTCATACAAACGAAATTTCATTATACTAGAAATACTTGAATCATCTTTTCTAAAAAACCAATCTAGAAGACTATCAAATTCCCACCAAGAAATTTCATCTTTATTTAAATTAATCCCTATAGTCAAAAAATCTGGAAAATAATACTTATAATCCAAATTTAAATCAAATGTCTTATTTCCTTGTGAATGTTTATTGTTTATTTCAAAAACATATTTTGATATTTCATTAAGAACTATATATTCTTCCTCAGCATTTAAATCTTCTATCCCTAAAATTTTCAAACTTTGCTTTATTGAATAAGCATCATTTTTTTTTGCATTTTCAAATAACTTTAATACATTTTTAAAAGTTATTTTCATCTTATATTCTTTATTATCGATTTTTAAAACATCTATTTGTTCGAAATCTTCCTTAGGTGTGAACTCATAATATTTATTTGTTGTGATTTCTTTTCCACAAAGGTTTGAACGAAAAAATCAAATAGCATTTCTACCATTTCATTGTATTTATAGTTACCAGCTTTTTCTTTAAAAGTTTCCTTATGTTCTTTAAAACAAATATTTTCAAATTGTTCTTGTCGTTCTTTTGCTTTGCTTATGACCTTTGCTTCAAATTCATCATACTCTTGTAGATTACCATTATTTTCTAATGACGATAATTTTCTTCCATCTTTGATGTCATTTTCATTGAAAATGATGTTTTTTACTTCATCCATTTCTTCTGGTGTAATTTTCATCATAAATTCATATAATAAATTATTATTCTCATCCGTTAATTGAATTTTTTCTTCTATTTCATATTGTTTCCTAGTTAATGTTAACATTAATATTCCTCCCGTATAAAAATAATGGGTAGACTAGATGCCTACCCATTCGATTAGTTTGCTACATAATCAGTTTCTTCAAAAGTAGAATTATCATAAACTTTAATATCAAAATCTATTTGTAACACTTCTTCAGTTACCGCTGAATAAGAAATACCACTTAAAGTAGCAGTGAAATCTATTTGTTTTCCATTTGCTCCTTTTAATAAATTTACTATTCTACATTTTGCTGTTGCTTCAGCACCTACTGCATATTCTTTAGCAATTATAAATTGTGCCACAGCATCAGATTTTTTAAATTTAAATCCTGTTGCCCAAGTTGGATCTATTGCAGTTTTCACATTGTTAGCAATTTGACTGCATAAATCATTCCATGTATCAAGAGTCTCTCCCTGATCATAGTCTAAATTTAAAGGACATAACTCTTCGTATTGAGGAGTTTCATTTTCGCTTATATCAAACATAAGTTTAAATTTTTTTGCACTTGAATCGAACTTTATTCATTCCTCCATTCTACTTTAACATTAAAATTAATATTATAATATATTCTTTGTATCTCATCCCTAAAAGCATAGTTTGGTGTTTGACATGAAATAATAATAATTCTTGTGTTATTGAACTTTAATCCTTCTTTCATGTCTAATTGATTAAATATATCGTCTACTAACAATCTGGTGCTTTTATCATTGGTATTTCCTCTAACAAGAACATAACATGGGATTTCGCTATATAGTATTTTTTCATTAATTGTTCTTAAACTTGTCCCTTGACCTATATGCAAAGAACTGCACATTTCATCATTTTGAGGTAAATCTGGGCTATAACATTTATAACCAATTTTTTCTATTTCTGTTCTTAGCAAAGTAACTAAATCACTTATATTCACATTATACCTCCTTTTTTGCTGAAATAATGTTTTTTGTTAACATATTAAGATAATCTTTTTTATACTTAGTGATAGTTTTATCAAACCATTTAGATTGTGCTTGTTTATTACCTGCTCCAGGTTTTCCACCTTCATAATATCTTCTTCTAACATAAGGAGTTCGCTCAACAATTATTCCTTCTTTAAAATTACTATGTAATTCTCCTGATTTATACATTTCACCACTTTCTCGATATGTAAATTCATTAGAATCTTTGTACACTTGCTCAGCTATTATCGTTTTAGAGTCATTTACTCCCTTTTGCACTACATCTTTAACAAATTCAAAAGCATCTTTAAAGTTATCAAATTTTTTCATTTCAACAATACCTCGTAATGATGAGGATTAGAACTATCTGCATACAAAACATCACAACTTTCAACTTTGTACTGTTCCCCATTAAATTTAATTATGCTATTTCCTGTAGGTTTGTTTTTTAAACCATCAGAATTTACTAAATCATAGAACATTCTAGCATTACCAACGATTTCGCGACCATTAGAAGTAAATTTTAATACTGTTTTTTCTTCTATTTTTATATTATTTAATTGTACTTCATTTAGCCAATTATCTCCCTCACCTGTATTACCACAATACTCTTGATAAGTACAATTATGGGGTAATAATCTCTTTGGAATTGGTTTCATCATTTTTTACCTCTTTTATGTCTTGTTTTTTAGACTTTTTATCTTCTAAAATTTTCCACCCTGCTAGTCTATACCATTTCAGTGCGCCTTCAGAAATATTTCTTGTTATTGCACCGCATTTTACCTTAACCATTAACAACACCTACCTTTTACACCTGAATAAATGAGACCACAATTTACTAAAATATCGTAAGCCATTGGGCTTATTCTGTTTATACTTTCGTTATTGTCAACATGATTAGAACTATTTTCACTGTATGAACCTAGTGTATATCCACCGGCATTGCTTGAATCTATTAAATCTGGATTTTGTGCAAAATAATTTATTTGTTCTATTAAGGCATTTTTAAAATTTCCATAAATTAAATCCGTTTGAACTGGTATATTTTGCACAATAACCGACTTTAACGTATTAATAGAAATAAATTCTAATCTTTTGAAATTAGAAGGAGTAGTAGTTACTCCTAAATATTTTTGATATTCTACTTCATCTATCATAATACCACTCCTATCTTATTGTTAGGCATTCTTTTTAATTTGAACACCTAAAGCATTTGTTACCATTAAACCACCAACTTGGCGACCTTGTAATGCAGATGCTTTAATATGTTTACCATCTTTGATATCTTCAATAGATGGTTCAGCTTTCCAAACTTCATATTTTTGGCAGAATCTTTTATCGTATACTATAAATTCTACATCTTCTCCCATTAAATAATTTGGTTTTACTGGTACACCATTGATTTTACCAATTACAC